CTTTAAAAAGCATTGAGGAGCGAGACATGATTTACACAATTTATAACAGAGTAAACAAAACTAACGATCAACCGACAAGCTGCTCCTCTTGTTTAAACAGAGTAGTCGAAAACCTAAGAACAAAGTTCAATGAATACTAGAAGACAAGAAAAAATATATAAGCTAAAAAAGCATCCAGATAATCCTAGAGTGATTAAGGATGTTAAATACAGCAAACTAGTCAAATCGATTAAGGAGTTCCCAGAGATGCTAGAGAAACGCCCTCTGGTTGTCACAAAAGACTTAGTTGTTCTAGGTGGCAATATGAGACTAAGAGCTGCTAAAGATGCAGGGCTTAAAGAAATTTGGATTGATGAAACGGACTGGAGCGAGGAAAAGCAAAGGGAGTTTATTATAAAAGATAACTCTGGATTTGGTGAGTGGGATTTTGATGCACTTGCTAATGACTGGGACGTGCATGATTTAAATGACTGGGGTCTTGACTTGCCTCCTATGTTTGACGAACCAGAACCAGAAGCAACTGAGGACGATTATACAGAGCCAGACAATATGCAAGTTGATGTCGTTCTAGGCGATTTAATAGAGATAGGAGAACACCGTTTATTATGTGGAGACAGTACAGATTCAGACGAAGTGGCAAAGCTAATGAATGGAGAAACAGCAAGTATATCTTTTACGAGCCCCCCATATAACGCAGGAAAAAATATAAGAGGTAATTTTTACGAAAACGACACAGATAATAAATCAAACGAAGATTACATTAAATTTTTAATTGACTTTACAAATAATACGATAATACATTCTAAATATTCATTTGTAAATATTCAGTTACTTGAATCCAATAAAACTGACATAATAGAATATCAACACAAATTAAAAGAATATATAAAAGACATTTTAATTTGGAATAAAACCATTGCACCACCCCATATTAACAAAGGAACTTTTGGTACAAAATGGGAATACGTTTTTGCATTTTCAAAAAATAATAAATCAAGAGCTTTCCCATGTAATTGGCAAGGAAAATACTTGAATGTTATCGAAACAGAAAATGCTAGTGGAAATAAATTTGCATCCATACACAAGGCAACATTTCCAATTTCATTTCCAGCATGGATAATTGAAAAAATGGACTTTTCTAAAAGTGTATTGGATGTTTTTATGGGAACAGGCACAACAATGGTAGCAGCACACCAACTCAAAAGAAAATGCTACGGAATGGAACTAGACCCTAAATACTGTCAAGTAATAATAGACAGAATGCAAAAGCTAGATTCTGAATTACAAATAAAGATTAACGGAAAAATATATGAAAAAACAGAATAAGTTCTTTAAACAAAGCTGTCTAGTCAATAGCTACAATAAAGCAGTTTTCTCTGTTTCTGCTTATAACATTTAAACTATGGAAAATGATTGGGAGTTGAGTTTAGGATTTTATGGAGGTCTAGTGATAGGCTTTAGACATTACCCACAAAAGAACTGTGTGGACTATGTGCTGTATTTACCATTGATAGATTTATGCCTAACCGTTTACAATGATTAAAGAAAAAAAAGAAGTAACACCAGACGACATGATCAACTACTATTTCGACACCCTAAAATATACATTAAAGCAAAGTCACAGAGACTATTTAATTCACATGATCGGCTTTCATTGTGGATCATTAGAATATCCAGAAAAAAACATAACAAGCACACTAAAGTAATAATGCATAAATAATGCACATCATGGCAAAAGAAGATATTGTAAAACATCAATTTAAAAAAGGACATAAAATGGCAACTGGAAGACCCAAAGGATCAAGAAATCGTAGCACTATTGTCAAGAAATGGTTTGAGGTAATGAAGACCGCTCGAAATCCTATTAATGGTCTAGAGGAAACTTTAACAATGGAAGACTGGCTGACTGTTATGCAATTTCATAAAGGCGTTGTCAAATCCGATACAGCCGCTTACAGAGCTTTAATGGATTCCGCCTATGGACAAGCCAAAGAATCCGTCGACGTTTCAACAGACGCCCCTCAAATCGATTACAGAACGCTGTTCAACTTTGTAGATGACACAGGAAAAGATAGCGATTAACTACTCGACAAAGTATAGACGCTTCTGGAATGATACACGATATACAATTCTAACTGGAGGGCGTGGATCTGGTAAATCATTTTTTACTGGTGTTTTTCTTTTGGGCCTTATTGATACCGAGCCAGGACACACAATTCTATTTACTCGATACACCCTTCGCTCTGCAAACGTTTCAATCATTCCAGAATTTAAGGAGAAGATTGAGCTGCTCAAAAGACAACACAGATTCAAAATAACTAGAGACGAAATTGTAAACCTAGAGAATGGCAGCAAAATCATATTTAGAGGAATCAAAACATCAAGCGGAGACCAGACTGCAAATCTTAAATCATTGCAAGGTGTCACAACCTGGTGCATGGAAGAAGCCGAAGAGATCGACGAAGACTCTTTTGACAAAATAGATTTATCGGTAAGGCATAAGCTAAAACAGAACCGAGTGATCCTGCTGCTCAATCCCTCGACAAAAGAGCATTTCATTTACAAACGTTTTTACGAAGACAAAGGAGTTCAGCCTGGAGCTAATATGAGCAAAGGAGATACAACCTATGTTCACACGACTTACTTAGACAACATCAAAAATCTTTCTGATAGTTACATTGCTCAAATACAACAAATGAAGCTAAGACGTCCAGAGAGATATTCAGCAGTAATTCAAGGGAACTGGATTGAAAAAGCTGAAGGGGTAATCTTTACGAATTGGAAGCTAGGAAAGTTTCAAGAGGTTTCGCCTTCTGTGTTTGGCCAAGATTATGGATTCGCTAACGATGAAAATTCCTTAGTGCAAACTTCAATTGATAGCGCAAATAAAATCATATATCTAAAGCTTTGTTTTTACCTAAAGGGATTAACGACCTCACAAATAAGAGAGCTAAACAAGAAACACGCTGGCGATTCTCTGATTGTTGCCGACTCAGCAGAGCCTAGATTAATTCATGAGCTAAGAACAACTTGCAATATTGTACCGAGTATAAAAGGTCAAGGGAGTATCACTTACGGAATAGCAATGCTCCAGGATTTTGATCTGATCATTGACGACGGAGAAGAAACCGTCCCACTAATTAAAGAATTAAACAACTACTCCTGGCTTGAAAAGAAATCACAGACACCGATTGACAAATACAATCACGCTCTTGATGCGATTCGATACGCTGTAGGCTATCAATTAAAGAATCCAACCTCTGGAGAGTATCACATATTATAAGAAAACCTAGACTGAATAAACCAACAACAAACGTTTTTACTATATATCATTTTATCTATGATCACTAAAGCACTCAAAGTACCGAACAGCCTGTCTGAAATAACACTGGGACAGTATCAAAAGTTTAACAAAGTTCTGAGCGAAGAGCCAGACGAAGACTTCTTACAAAAGAAAACAATTGAAATCTTTTGTCAAGTTAATCTCGCAGACGTAAATCAATATAAGTACAGCTCCATTGTTCAAGTCATTGAAATTATAAATAAGATGTTTGAACAAAAGCCAACCTTAATCAAACGGTTTAAACACAAAGGTGATGAACTAGCTTTTATTCCTAAACTAGACGAAATGAGTTTCGGTGAGTTCGTAGATCTGGACTTGCTACTTAGCGACTGGGAAACAATGGACGAAGCAATGGCCGTATTGTATCGCAAAATAGAACACAGCCATAAAAACAATTACACAATTGAAGCATACGACTCAGACAAAACACAAGACATGAAATCAATGCCTCTAGATGTGGCTCTCAGCTCCCTTTTTTTTTTGGAAAGTTTAAGCAAAGAGTTAACGAATCACATCCTGCTCTTTTTGGAGAACAAAGTGGAGGAGCTACCAACGGAGCAGAAGCTCAACTTGCTGAAGACTTCGGCTGGTGGACAAGTTTCTGGACTATTAGCCAGGGTAATCTGATCGACTTTGAAAAGATTGAGAAGCTAAATTTTAACGCCTGTCTGACCTATCTAAGTTTTGAGAAACAAAAGAATGAAATTGAAATTAAAAGAATAAAAAATGCAAGACAAAACAGATCTTATTGACGCACTTTATGAGCGACTTCTTTTAAACGACGACGAAGAAATTATCTTATCCGAAGGATTTGAAAGCGCCTTAATCGGAATAAGTTCATGCGAACCTAAAGTTGCAATATATGATTTTTGGAAAGCATTGGACTGCGTAGTCAAAGAAGCTCCAGAGTTATCTTTTGACGAATGCCTAGAATGGCTAGAAGACTTCAGCTCTCAAAAAATTAAACATAGCGAAAAACAAACGCCTCTATTCATGAAAACGCTATGAACAACTATTTTAAAGTAATTGATGACCTCCAGTCTGCCGCAATAGCAGAACCATTTATCAACACCGTTACTCAAGGAGACATCACAGACGTAGACCTAAACAAAAGCACAATATTTCCACTATGTCACATAATGGTCAACAATGTAAGCCTCACTTCAAACATTACGACTATAGATGTTTCAATCATTTTAATGGACATAGTGGATTTTTCAAAAGATAATGTTTCAAGTGATATTCGAGGCAACAACAATGAGCTTGATGTTCTCAACACTCAGCTATCGGTTGCTGGTAGATTACAGGCTTTGCTTTTAAGAGCTGACACTTATTACGGAAGCTATCAAGTTGACACCCCTTTTAACTGTGAACCTTTTACAGACAGATTTGAATCAAACGTTGCTGGCTGGAATGTGGGCTTTACTGTAACAATGGCAAACCCATCAACTAAGTGCTAATGGATTTGAAAGCTGTAAAAGAGGCCCTTAATTTATTTGGAAAAACCGTAGTCTTAAAGTCTAAGAAAAAGCTAAAGGGCAACAGCTCTCTTGCCAAGTCTTTAGACTATGATCTGAAGGTTTCAAAGAACAGCATTGAAATGGATTTCCTCATGAATGAGTATGGTCTTTATAAAGATTTAGGAGTCCAGGGAAAAGATCCTGGAGGTTTACCAAAAGGTTCTAAGAAATACAACAAACAGCAAGCTCCTCTCAGTCCTTACAAGTTCGGTTCTGGAACTGGTGAAAAAGGAGGTTTAAGAACTGGAATAAACGCATGGCTCACTAGAGGCAATCTAAAAAGTGTTACACGATCTAAAGGCAAATTTGTTAAAAGAAAAAGTTTAATCTTTTTAATCTCTCGAAGCATATACATGAGTGGTATAAAGCCGAGCTTATTTTTTACAACTCCTTTCACAATTGCATTTAAACAACTGCCTAAAGAAATAGGAGAAAGCTTTGCAAAAGACGTCGATGACATGATAAGATTTACAACAAAAAACATTGAGAAATGAGTACTAAAATAAATGCTAGAAGTCCGTTCTATTTAAAATATAGTGAGCCAGCATTGCCGAGCGTAGCTTTAACCTGTTCATTAATTGATTTACAGAATTTGTCAATTGATGAATTTGGCAATGTTAGTTTACCTACACAAAAATACGGAGAGATTTTGTCATATACATCAACAGCAGGAGATTTTGCAGACGGAAAATTTGCAGCAGTTGGTTCAGCTACCAGCAGGACAATAACATTTACAATAAATATTCCTGTAAACTTTAGTAATTCAGATGACACAATAAATTGTAATGCAACAGCAACACAACCTGCAACAGTTTGCTCTGGAGGTATTTCAAACAACGGAACAATACCAAATCAATCTCTAAACACAGGCGGAGCTTCTGTAGATATTAACTTAGCTTCTTATTTTACAGCAGGCGCAAACCCTATTTCTGGATATTTAATTACAAATAATAATTTAGAAAACTTTATAACTTCTGTCATAGGAAACACTTTGACAATTATATCAGTAAATAAAGCAGGTACAAACAAAAAGCTTCTTGTCGAAGCAACAGATGGAGTTATTACTACCTGCAACAGTACTCAAGAAATACAAATAACAACAACAGCACAAGCTGCATACGATTGCAACGATGTTTATTTCTCTGGAGGTTCTATTGCACAAAACGGAACAATAGTAAACCCAAGTTTAAACGGAACTATAACAGCAATAAAAAGTTCAAGCGGTGGTTCTACAATCACAAGCTATCCTGCAAACACAACTGGAAGCGATAGGGATGTTACTTTATATTTTGTTATAACAGTTCCAACAGGTTACAGTAATGCTTCTGCTAGTGTTGAATGTAGCAAAACCTTTAGTCAACCAACAGGATCACTTCCGACATTTACTTGCTCAATTGCTAGTTTGACAAATCAATCAATCACATCTTTTGGATCAATATCAAAAGGTTTGGCAAATCGTGGAACAATCACAGGTTTTTCTCCTATTGGTTTTGATGGAGTAACAAGTAACACATCTAGAACAGTCGCCTACACAATTACTCCTCCATCAAGCGGGTATTCTAATAGTGGTGGTTCTGATATTAGTTGTGATATTACAATGACACAACCTTCACCGACACCAGTCGCAGGAGATCAACAATGGTATATAGGATCTGCTCATTATGCTTATATGACATACGATCAAATAGATGCTGCACATCCAACAGCAGGAACTTCTTTTAGAAGAAATGGAAATAATGGCTCAACTCTTCAAGGCAAATTAGATCAATATGGTTATGATAGCTACTCGTCTCTTTCACCAACATCTCAGCAAATTATATTAGACAGTACAGTTGCTGAAAATAATGTAAACACTTTTATTTTTAGTGGATTTATTACAGATGCTTTTCCTCTTCAGTTTACAACCTTTCATAATGCTAGTATTAATTTGGTTGGAATGAGTTATCGCAGAATCAGTAAAGTAAAAGATCAAAGAAATACTCTTTCAAGTAACACAAATCCGAGTTTAGTTGGTAATGATTATTGGGTTGGAATTACAGATGCTGGTCTTATTACTGAAGTTTGGTACACTAATTATCAAGTAAAAACATTCTTAAAAATAAGATAATGGCATTAAATTCAGCACAAGTTCAAGTCTATATTTATGAGGGAACTTCTGGATCATATTCTGGAACAGACTTAAAATATACAATTCAAAATTCTTTAATAGGAACAGACACAAACATAGTTTTCGAAATTGGAGAGCTTGTCAGAGATTACCTGGACGCTTCTTTTAATAACGATTATTTGTCTAGGTCTATATGGGTCACTACAGTAGCGACTCTATTAGACGAAAATAATACGGTCTTTACTTACGGAAGTCCAGTTTCTGAAACCTATCTAGCGTTTGACGGTTATGGCTTTTTTGAGGACGAAGCAAATCCACAACTATCAACAGATGCTCTTATCACAGCAAACACAATTTACCTACCAGAGGGAACAGCAGGAAAGCTTCCAATTTTTGCTGAGGGCGTTGGCAAATATATCATAGACTCAACGACAACTCAAGTAACTGATAGCGGAAACTCAAACCAGAAGATTCAATACATAACAGTCCCAGCAAACAGCTCAACGATTCAAATCTTTGGAACAGATGACAGCACCTTAAAAAAGACTATTAATGTAATCAATGTTTGTGAGCCAAAATTCACTCCTTACAAAGTAACTTTTATAAATCGCATGGGTTGCTTCCAAGATTTATGGTTTTTTAAAAAATCAACAGAATCGTTTGCTGTGACAGACGAAACCTTCAAAAAAAATACTATAGCAAACAACACAGCAACCTATTTAGTAAGCTCTAGTCAAAAGGAACGATATAATACAAACGCCACAAAAAACATCAAGCTCAACACAGGATTTATAAATGAAGATTCAAACAGCACGATTGAAGAACTGTTTTTATCTGAAAACGTATGGATTAGATATGGAAGTGATACCCTGCCTGTAATTCCTAAAACAAAATCTTTAACTCTTAAAACAAGCTTGAACGACAACCTTGCGAATTACACAGTCGACTTTGATTTTGCTTTTAACAAGATAAACAATGTCCGTTAATGTTATCACTTCAGCTATATATAGAAGGTCAAGAAGTAGATTTATTTAAAGACGAATCTGTAACTCTCACACAATCGCTTCAAGATGTAAAAGATCTAGAAAAGGTGTTCTCAGATTTCAGTCGTTCTTTTTCAGTTCCAGCCTCTAGAAATAACAACCTTATTTTTCAGCATTTTTACAATTATAATATAATCGGAGACAATGCCTTTGACTCTAGGCGCAAAAAAGATGCTCAGCTCTATTTAAATTATGAGCCTTTTAAAAAAGGCAGCATAAAACTTGAAGGCGTTACCAGAAAAAACAACAAAGCTGCAAACTATAAGATCACTTTTTTTGGAAATGGGGTCAACCTTAAAGACATTATTGGAGAAGATAAGCTTGACGCTTTAGATCTTTTAAAAGAAGATGCTTTTAAGTTTACCTACAGCGATACAAATGTAAAAGCATATATGTCTAACGGTCTAGATATAACCGCAAGAGGAATCACCTACACAGATGCAATTTTGTTTCCACTTATATCACACTCAAAAAGATTTGTTTACGATTCTGGATTCAGTACTGGGAACAGAAACTCGGAGGTTCTTAATAACATTGCTTTAAACCCTAGTCCAGCTAGTCCTCCATTAAATGGTTTACAATTATCACAATTAAAACCAGCATTAAGATTATACCCTATCATTAAAGCTATAGAGGCTCAATATCCACTTGTAAATTTTAGCACCGATTTCTTTAAAATTGACAACCCTGCTTTTTTCAATCTGTATTTGTGGCTTCACAATAAAACAGGAGGACTTTTTGAAGACGAAGGGAATGAGAGTCCAGTCGGTAATTTTGACCTTACAGACTCAAAAGGTGCTGTCATTAATTTAGGCGACAACTCCTTTACAACCCCACAAGCGGATCAACTAGCCTCTGGATCTAGAAGAGGAAAAAAACAAAGGTATCTGGATGTAACGATTAAGCCGAGTGTTGCTGACAAGTTTACGTTTATCATTTACAATAACGGAGCTGTTTTTGAAAAGTTTTCAGATGTACAAAGAGAATCTAATGGCGAGTATATTGTCAGACATTTAGAGATTGATCCAGGGACGTATAGCTTTGCAATTGACACAGCAACGCCCTCAACTTATGACATTGCTTTTCAAGTAAAAATAAACAATTCAAATAAAGCAAATTTTGACGCCTCTGCTGAAGTACTTTCAAACGTTCAACTCAGAGCTTCAAATCAATTGCCAGATCTTAAAGTCTTAGACCTATTGACATCTATTTTCAAGATGTTCAATCTGACATCTTTTCAGAATGATAGTGGAATAATAGAAGTTAAAACTTTAGATAGTTTTTACGCTAGTAGTACAAAGATTTGGAACGCAACAGATTTCATTGACAAAACGGAGTCAAGCGTTGATAGTGTTCTCCCCTATAAACAAGTCAATTTTACTTATGAAGGTCTTGACAATTTCTTTGCTAAAAATCACAATGAACTATTCAACCAGAAATGGGGTGAGCTACAATATAAAGCAACCGAAAAATTTGACGGTCAAGCCTACACTATTTCAGTTCCTCTAGAGCATTTTAAATATGAACGACTAAAGAATGTAAACGGAACAACTTTCACAGATCTACAATGGGGCTGGAGTGCGGACATAAAACAAGAACCGAACCTTGGCAAGCCTTTGCTATTTTATCCAATATTAAAGACTCAAGCCTTTGGTGTTATAAATACAGACGGAAGTTTATCTTCTCAACCGAGTGTTTTTATTCCTAGTAATTCACTAGAGACAACTGACTCAAAAAATCTAAACTTTAACGCAGAGCCGAATGAGTTTCAAGGGAGTCCATTTAAGCTGACCTTGTTTAGTGAGTACTATCAGAATTACATTAAAGAAATCTTCGATCCACAAAGAAGGCTTACAACTACGAAAGCCTATTTGCCTTTGTCTATGACTCTGACAATGACATTAGCAGACAAAATTCAAATCTTTGAAAATCTTTATAAGATTAACAAGCTCACGACAAACTTCGAGACAAATCAATCGACTTTAGAATTGATTAACGTTAAAGCTAAAGCAGGAGAAGCGATTATCGTTGATCCAATTATTCCAGACAAATTTGCTCCGAACTCGACTTGCTTTTCAGCAGACGACACAATCTTGACCGCTGACAGTTTTATAATCACAGCCGACGCTGATTGTAATAATGAAGGGCTTGAAATAATATCAACAGATGAAGTCATTCCAAATGACATTGATCCAGGAAACAATCCACAAACTGACGATCATTCGACATCTATTCCTGTAACGGTTGCATCAATAACTGTCAATCCTATAGTTGTTAAAACTACAAATACAATGATATTAAAGGCTACTATAAATGAGCTTGGAACTTTAGGAAATGTCAAGCAGCTTGACCAATATGGTTTCTTCTGGTCGACTTCTAAATCTGACATGCTTATTGATGACCTTGTAATATTGAGGGGGATATCTTCTGTCAATGAAATCAAATTTACAACAACAGCATTAAATGAAAGGACAAACCCTGGAACAGTAAATGCAGCAATATCTGGACTCTCTTCTAGTCAGACCATTTATTACAGATTCTATGTCTTTACAAATACAGACACTAATTACACTATAAAGTCAATACTTAGTGACCTTAATTCAGAAACAACTTTAACTACTTAGATATGATAAAGAACATTATTGAAATGCTTGATATTGTCAGCCAAGACACAAAAAACCTAGGTAAGCTTTCTAAAATAGCTCTAGGAAAAAACAAACTGCCTATGTCCTTTAAAGAAGGGCTTAAATTATTAAAGCATAAGAAATGAGCGAAATAGTAAACATAAAAGTAAAAGCGGACACAGGCGGAGCGGTCAAAGACATTGACAAGGTTGGAGCTGCTATAGAAGACACAGGCAAAAAAACTCAAGAAACAACTGCCGACGTTTCAGAAATGGGCAATCAACTCGATACTGTATCTGGTGGAGCGATTACTAAATTTAAAGCATTAACATCAACTCTTGGAAGTGTAACAAAAGGATTTAAAACACTTAAAGGCGCAATCATATCTTCTGGACTTGGTGCTTTAGTGCTTGTCATTGGATCTGTTGCCGCTGCTTTTACAAGTTCAGAAGAAGGACAAAATAAGTTCTCTAAAATCATGATGCAAATTGGTGTCGTGACTGGAAATGTTATTGACATACTAGCAAGCCTTGGCAAAGGGATCATGTCATTAGCTAAAATATTTAGCGATCCGACTGCTGCACTTCAAGGTTTTAAAGACGGTATTGGAGAGGCGGTTGATGGGATTAAAAACTTTAATGAAGAAACCAAAAGAGAGATCAATCTAGCTGGAGATTTGGCGGATCAGTATGCAGAAGCTGACAGAGCAGAGCGTGCTTTATTAGTTGCAAGAGCAAAAGCCAACAGAGATCGAGCAGAACTTTTAGAAAAAGCAATTGATAAGGAAAACTTTACAACAGCTCAAAGGATTAAGTTTTTAGAAGAAGCTGGAGCATTAGAAGAAAAGATTACAAACCAAGAAATTGAAGCTGCAAGATTAAGGTTTGAGGCTAAAAAACAAGAGAACACATTATCTGGATCAACTAAAGAAGACTTACTAGAAGAAGAACAATTACGAGCCAGATTAATAGACTTAGAAACCGCAAAGCTTACAAAAGCTAAAGAAGTAACTTCTCAAGTCATTGCACTAAGAGCAGAAGAGGCTGCTGCTTTAAAATTAATTGAAGATCAGAAAGCACTAGAAGAAAAAGAAAGGCTAGATAAAAAGGCAGCCGAAGACAAAGAGCGAGACGACAAAATAGCTAAAGAAAAAGCAGACGCAGCAGCTAAAGCATTAGAAGCAGAACTTACAGCATTAAAAGAGAAACAAGACGCTGAAAAATTAGCTCTCGATCTAGCAAAAAGTCAAAGAGACAATACTTTAAACGCAATTATTAGTCTTGCAGGAGAAGGCTCTAAGGTAGGTAAGGCAGCAGCTCTTGCTCAAGCAACTATTTCTGGAATACAAGGTGTTCAAGCTGCATTTACTACAGCAAGTGCTTCGCCCATTACAGCAGCATTTCCTCCCTATCCATTTATACAAGCAGGACTCGCTGGAGCGTTTGCCCTTAAATCAATTCAAAGTATTGTAAGCTCTAAAAAACCGAGTGCCTCTGGTGGTGGTGGTGGCGGTGGTGGTGCTATTGCTTCAACTCCTCCAGACTTTAACGTCGTAGGTGCAGCACCAGAAAATCAATTAGCTGAAACAATAAGCGGAGAAAGTCAAAAACCTGTTAAAACTTTTGTGGTTGCAAGTGACATTTCTTCAGCTCAATCATTAGACAGAAATATAATCGAAAACGCATCAATAGGATAAAAACCAAACTATGAAAATAATAGAATTAATACTAGACGAAGATAATTTAGAAGAAGACAACGGAATTTCAGCAATTTCAATAGTCGAAAGCGGAGCAATTCAAGAAGATTTCATTGCTTTAAAAAATGAAGAAGTAAAATTTGCCGAACAGGACAAAGAGAAACGCCTTTTAATGGGTGCAGCCTTAGTTCCCAACCGTCCAATCTATCGTAAAAATGAAAAAGACGAATTTTATATTTTCTTTTCAAAAGATACCGTTCGCAAAGCCTCTGAATTATTCTTTATTAAAGGCAATCAGTCCAATACTACACTAGAGCATCAAAGCCCCTTAGAGGGACTTACTGTTGTTGAGAGTTGGATAGTCGAGGGCGAACAAGATAAGTCACGACACTACGGTCTAAATGTCCCTATTGGCACT